CCACACACCGGCATAAACAGGAATGCCGATGTTCGCCAGCGCCTGCTGTACCTGCTTCATCCGCTCACCCCCTTGGCAAGGGAAGCCTTCAGGCCGAGATAGGTGCGTTTGAAGCTATACTCGCCCAGAGTTGAGATGTTCCATTTCTCTCCCTGAAAGCGCACCCACATCCCGGGCTTGATGTCCTTCCGGTACCGGATGGTGAAGTTGATGACAGCCTCGGTGTTCATGACGTCGGCGGCACGGTAGTGCTGGTTTCCAGCGTCCGTCACAGCAGCCCATACCCGGCAAACCACGACATCTGTCGGGGTGGGATACCCGTTTTCATTGATCACATTCTCTGTATAACCGATCTCGATTTTGTGCTCGAGTTCCCCCGGATGTGGATCGCTTTCGAAGTTTTTGTAACCCCGCACAGGCCATCACCTCCGTCAGAACATCTTTTCAGGATCTCGATACCGGTACAGCAGATTGTCAAAAGCCATACGGGTTGCTTTGTAGGTCGTCATATCGGGAATGTCCCGATTCTCATAGTAGAAACTGGTCATGAGGATGACAGCCAGTCGGACAGGCTCAGGAGCGTCCGGGATATTACCCTCATCGTCGGGTTCCTCAAAGGAGACCCGGCAGTAGTCCTCGGCTTCTGCCTGAGCCTGTTTGATCAGGCCTTCGATGTACTCATCCTCTTCGTTGTGCTCGATACGCAGATGCGCTTTGACCTCATCAACGGAGACGATCATCAGCCGCCACCGCCCTCACCCTCGGCAGGGGTTTCGGTCGTTTCCGGCGCGGTCGCGGACAGGATTCCAGCAGTACGCAGGGCTGCCAGCAGGCTGTTGAAATCAGTCTTCAGCGCCGCTACGGTGGCCGCCTCACTGTCAGCCACATAAGGCGCTTCAGTAGAGTTGGTGTTCCCGCCGGGGAAATTCTCAACTTCAGCGCCTTCCAGAAAGGTCAGCTTGCCGCCGATCACCAGCTGTTCGCCGCCATGGGCAAAGTAGTTCTTGGTGTTATAGGTGTTCGCCATAACTCATTCCTCCTTAGAAGAAGGGAGCCGCACATGGCAGTACGGCTCCCGGTCGATTACGCCTGCTTCAGCACCTTCACGGCTTCGGGCAGGATCAGCTTGCCGTCCACACGCTGGGAAGCAAGGAACCCGACCTGACCCGTGGGAGCATAGAGCTCATTCAGGCGCTTGAAGGAACGGCCTTCACGGTCAGCCACCCAGTAGTACCCCAGGTCGCCGAACAGGATGGTCTTGTTCCCGGTCGCCAGAGTGGGCATGAAGCCGGAAGTGTACACGGGGCGGTTCAGGATGGTGTCAGGAGTTCCGGCAGTAATGGAGGGCTGCCACAGGTACTGGCCCTGACCGTCCTTCAGCTTGCGGAGAGCCTTCACCGTCGCGTCGTTCATGATGAACACAGCGTTCCGGCGGTAAGGAGCACGCAGGCTGTAGAACAGGTCGATCACTTCATCCATGGTGATCTTGTCAGCGGCAGCAGCAGTCACACCGGTTTCCGCACCGCCGGTCGCGGCCAGGATACCCAGCGGCTTGCCGGTGCCATTGCCGGTGAAGAAAGCCTCTTCCTCGGCGGCACCGATCCGGCGGGCGAATTCCTTAGCGATATAAGCGGGCATGTCGAAGACGGAGTCGTTCAGGAGTTCCTCACTGATCTTGATCATGGTCGCCAGCTTGTAAGCGCCGATGGAAACCTGACCGAAAGCGTCGTCGCTTTCAGGATACTGGGCTTCCTCATCAATCCAGCTGGCAGTGCCCTTGGACGCGACCACAGGGATCTTGCGATCGCCGCTGGAGGTGTGGATCACATGGGCCAGCTGACGGAAGATGTTCTGGTCTTCCAGCGCTTCGATCAGGGTACGCTCGTACTCGTCAGGAACGAGATAGCCGCCCTCGGAGTCAGTACCCACCTGCAGGGCATTCAGCACCTCGTGGGATACAGACTTGGAGCGCATGGCGTTCCAGAAGTTCTTCGCGTAGCCGTTCCCGCCGCGACCAGTCTTGCTGACGGGTTCATCTTCCATACGGGTGGTCGGAGCGGAGGTCAGGGGCTTGCTGGTAGCCTTGGACATTTCCACATCCATGGCTTCCATCTTCTCCATCCGGGCGATCTCCCTGCCGAGCTTGTCGACGTCGTCCATCATCTTATTGAAGATGGCGTCGTCCTCGGCGGACAGGGTGCCGTCTTCACCGCGATGGCTCTCCAGGAACGCCTTGGCGGCGTTCCAGCTCTGTACGCGCTTATCGCGCATTTCCATGAGTTCTTTCATAACGCATTTCCTCCTCAAAGGTATTTGGTTTTCAGCAGGCGGTTTTCAGCCGCTGCCGTACTGACACGGTTTTCATCAGCCGGGGCCTTTTCAGGCTCGGCTTTGGGTACGGAAGCCACCAGCCGGTTCATGAGGCAGGCCGCCGCCGTTTTCCGGGCATAAGAAAAGCCGGATACGTTTTTCGTATCAGGCTGATCTCCTTCGGCGAACATGACCTCATCACAGAAGCCGAGCTCTTTGGCTTTCCAGGCATTCATCCACGTTTCACTGTCCATGAGATGGCTCAGTTTGGTACGGGACTGACCAGTCTTGATCTCGTAGGCGTTGATGATGGATTCCTTTACCTCGTCCAGAAGCTGGATGGCTTTCCGCATTTCCTCGGAATCGCCCATAGCCATGGTGAAGGGGTTATGGATCATTATCATGCTGGTAGGACTCATCTGAACACGAGTGCCCGCCATGGCAATTACGCTGGCGGCGCTTGCAGCCATACCGTCGATCTGCACCGTCACGTCATGGGGGTATTCCATGAGCATGGTATAGATCTGGCTGGCAGCGAAGCAGTCACCGCCGGGGCTGTTGATGTGGAGGGTGATCGGGCCGTCCCCGGAGTAAAGCTCCTCCTTGAACATGGCAGGCGTCACATCATCCGCAAACCAGCTCTCTTCAGCGATTACGCCTTCCAGATACAGGGTTCGGGTCGCATCCTCGTTTTTGACCCAGTTCCAGAAATGACGCATCAGGTGTTCCTCCTTTTATCAGTTTTCGTTTCCTCCGTCTGCTGTTTCATGGCAGTGGAGATGCTGATCATGTTGCCGTTGACCAGATAGGCGTCACCGCCCTGATCAGCTGGTATCGGGTTCTGGTTTTCCAGCGCCCGGATGTCGTTTGCGGACAGCCAGCCGTTCTGGCGACCGATCGCGTAGCCTTCCATCCGGGATTTGTAGTCACCGCGCATCAGGCCGTCGATGTTGAACTGCACAAAAAAGCGCCCTTTCTCCTGTTCAGAGAGAAGAGCGCGGTTCATTGCCTGTTCGATCCGGACGAGCCAGGGCCTGATGGTATGAACAGCAAAGTCGATGCTCTGGTGTTCGATGTTGGAGAAAGTAGCGTGCTCCAGATTGCCTACGAGATGGGGCGGTACCCGGAAGATCCTGCAAATCTCATCCACCTGAAACTTGCGGGTTTCCAGAAACTGCGCTTCATTGTTCGGGATGGCAATCGGCTCAAACTTCATTCCTTCTTCCAGTATGGCTACCCGGTTGCTGTTGGAAGATCCTCCGTAGGCGCTGTTCCAGCTTTCCCGGAGCGCCTTCGGATTCTTCACTGTGTTCGGATGCGTCAGGATGCCGGAGGGTCGAGCACCATTGGAGAAGAATTTACTGCCGTACTCCTCAGAAGCGATCCCGAGGCCGATGGCGTTTTTCTCCAGTGCGATGGGGCTGTAGCCCATGACTCCATCGAAGCCGAGCCCAGGAATATGAAGAACATCCCGAGGCTTGATCGACACTGTCTTACCGTCGCTGGTGGTGTAGGTGTAGGTCAGGTTTCCTTTGCTGTCACGATCCACATCCATGTGATCCGGGAGCAAAGGATACAGGCCAATGACCTGATTCTTACCACTGCGGATAATCTGGCTGTAGCTGTTGCCGTAGAGCAGCAGGTGCGCCAGCATGACTTCCCGGAAAACAAAGGATGTCATTTCGCTGTTCGGCTCGTCATGGAGGAGCTTGTACAGCGGATGGTCTGTCGCTTTCTCGTTTCCGTCATTTACAGTTTCGTATATGCCCAGCGGCAGGCTGGCGATGGTTTCCGAGATTACCCGGACACAAGCGTAAACCGTGGAAAGCTGAATAGCGCTCTGCACCGTCACAGATTTCCCGGAACCGCTGGTGCCGAAGTAGAAAACCGGCGCGGCACTGACGCTGTCCTGGGGCTTGGCACGTGCACGGCAAAGACC